AGGGTATTGATGCACCGGCGGGAGTAGATGCTCCACCTTTGCTATATGCAAGCATTGGGTTTAATCCAGCTTTTTTCATATCAGTCATTGATCGCTGATATGAAGTATTAGACATTCTTTCTTGGAAAGCCATTTGTCTAGCTGATATTTTTTTATTGGCTTTATTGGTTAAATGGGAACCAAGTAATCCAGTTGCTGATGCTATCAATGATGCTTTCATTAGAAATGATCGATCAGACCGGGTACGCCATAGGTAGGCATGGGTCTTGCAGATTTAAATTTAAAGAACATGTCAAGGACAATATTCGGATAATTTAATACAGCAGTTACTCGGTCTACTGGTGGATTTTCCTCTATAAACGAGGCGTTTAAAGCGGGTAATGATCCAAAGTCTTGGGCTAAATGCCATATATCTAAGCTTTGGGCGAAATTACTTCGCATTTGACCTGTTATATATGAAGGTCTGTATCTATATTCGGCATATCTTTCTTGATATCCGAAAGAAAGATCGTCAGTTGCAGTGCCTTGTGCGAATATTTCTTTGTTAAGGATTGCTTGCTCGCCTAAATGGGCTAGTGATGGCCAATAGAAGTCAAATTTTGTTTGACGACTAAAGTGTCTTGGCAATCCTTGTTGATATGTTAAGTCGGCGTATACGTTTGCAAATCCTATTACTACTGAATGTTCAGTAAAGGATTTTGAAAATTTATGACCCATAAATCCGGTTGTAGCGTAACCTGATAGGTTTCCTTGTGGTGTTGTTGTATCTGTTGATGATGTTTGAGCTATAGGATCGACATTAATTCTGTCTTTTCCTCCTCCCAGATATTCTGGTCTTTGTAATCTAGCGTCTGGAGAAGTAACTCCAAAATGACTTTGTATTACTTCTGTGTATCTTGTACCGCCTCGGGCGTCTTTTTCATAGAATCTTTGTATTTGGAAAGCTTCTCTAAGTTGGTTGATTGTTGCGGCTGTGGCCTCGGTTAAATCGGCATAAATGCCGGATTCTCCTGATGTTACTACACCCATTGCTTTATTACTGGCCATATAAGCACCAGTAGTGGTTGTTGATCCTACAGCAACATTATATTGGCTAGGTAAGCCAGATAATTGATTATTATCTGATCGTCCATATAGGCCGAAATTTCCGTCACCATTTGTGACGCCAAGGGATTTACCATTGCCATAAACAGGAGCTGTAGTACCTAAAGGTAAACTAACAGCATCGCCTTTTTGTGGCCAAGGTAATGCAGAGGTAAAATAGTCATGCCTTTTACCTCTTTTTTGTAAGGTGTAATTAGTAGCGGTGTCGGGACCGTCACCTTTATCGACAGTTAAACTGTCTTGTAGATTTTCGTCTCTAAACCATTCATTCCATATTAAATTATATGCTCGTCCTGCAAAGTTATTGAATGTTAGTGCTTTGTCTGTTGGTACTCCTAGATAGTCGTAAAGAGTACTGTTTAGGACTGTTGTAGTTGTTGTTGGTACGAGATAGTCAGTGCTATCTCCGGGGTTTGTTTGTTCTCCACAAAATTTTTCCCAGTTATCCCATATAATTCTATAGGGAACAGCAAAGAAAAATGTTTCTATGTATAGATTGTCCATAAATGGAACAATAGGAGTTGCTAAACGGCCAAAGCCGTTAGCATCACATTGAAATGTGTCTCCGGGGAGTGCTTCATCGTAGAATATAGGTACTAGGTAGCCTGCGTCAAAAGTAGTTTTTAATCCATGATCTCTGTTAAATACAGAGCGTTGGATGTCAACTTTTGGTACGCGACTAAAGTCTTTTGATAAAGTGGTTGGTAAGCTACCTGAAGGTATATTCATAGTTTACTCCTTGAGTGATTCTTTAATTGTTTGGATTTCCATTATTGTTTCTGGAGGAGTATCTCCTGATGGAATTCCGGTGAGTTCATCGTAAGAGCCAATTTTTACTAGCGTGTAATCCTCTGGATATTTGGCAAATGGTGAATTTGAGTTGTTGATTAATTCTGAAACAACTCGTATTGCAGTGCCATCGGTAAGTTCGACGAATGGTGGTGCATACATTTCTGATTTTTTGTCGTATATAGTATATAGATTTTTGTCCATTTTTATGTCCTCGGTTTGGTTGATT